TGGCCATGAACGTGCTGAAGCGCCCGCTGCCGACCGAGTACGTGAAGAAGCTCAGCTTCTACGCCACCGAGTGCAAGACCAGCGTCCTCGCAACGGATTACGGTGCTGATCCGGCGAAGCTTCGCGTGCCGAACAACATCGTGGCCTGGGCCCAGAAGGCGATCCAGATGTTCCACGAAGTGACCGGCAAGCAGGATCTGCGCTACTACGACATCATGCAGTCGTTGGACACGAAGGGTACGGACGAGGAGCTGGCCAACTTCGCTCCCATCGCGCGCTTCGTGAAGACGCTGCAACCGGCGATGGTCGCCAATATCGAGGCCCTGTTCGTCAAGTACGCCGTGTCGACAATGGTGGACAACCTCGGCATGCTGACCGTCCTGTCGTCGTACGGTGGCGATCTGGCTACGACCACGGCTGCCGCCAACACGATCAACCAGCCGGCCACGAACCAGGGTGTGGATCCGAACTGGACGCCGCCTGACTGCCCACTCCTGACCGGCAAGTTCAGCGTCGACGGAGCAGGACTGCTGCCTCACCAAAACAAGGTGCGCAACATCATGCGCAGCCGGCCCGACAACGCGGCATGGCCTATCGACGCCGGCGGCGGAAAGTCGATGCTCACGATCACGGATATCCTATACGAAATCAAGGAGGGTGAGAGCGCGCCCTACCTCGTGATGTGCCCCTCCCATCTGGTGGCGAACTACGTGTCCGAGATCGTCGAGTTCACCGACGGCAAGGTCAACGTAATCCCGGTCACCTCTTATAACGTCAAGACCACGGGTGTCAAGCGTTTCGAGGAGATCCTGCGTGCAGCTCCGATCAACACGATCCTGGTTGTCGACTACGACGCGCTGAAATACGGCAACTACAAGACGGTGTACGGCACGTCGCTCGTCAACGTGTTCCCGGTGGTGGACATGCTCCGCCAGTTCAAGCCCGGCTACGTCATGATGGACGAGTCCCACTTCCTGCGCAATGCTGGTCGTGCCCGCTTCAAGGCCGTGATGGGCCTGGTTGCCGACATCAAGAAGAAGCGCATCGCCTCCGGTACCATGAACCCGGACAGCCCGTCCGATCTGCCCGGTCAGATGGCGATCCTGGACCCGACGATCTTCGGTTCGCGCGCCGACTTCAACGAGAAGTACGGCAAGGAAGTCAAGGGTGGTCGCGTCATCACGTGGCAGGACACGGGCCCGAACGCCGTGTCGACCGTGCTGCCGACGTTGCAACGTACCATCGTCTGGGCGCCGGCCAAGCGCAAGGAATGGGCCTGCGCCCTCCCAGAGCGCATCGACCGTTTCCTCTCTGTGTCGTTGTCCGAGCGCCAGAAGATCATGTACGACGCGATCTTCGACGACATGGTGAGTCAGATCCGCGAGAAGGCGAAGACCAACAAGAAGGCCCAGAAGCTGCTGGACCAACTGACGGGCAAGAGCGCGACGCCGGAAGACGAAGATCAGTTCGGTGACCTGGGTGATGCCCCGAAGGTCGAGAATGAGACCGAAACCGAAGAGGGCGAAGAAGGTGAAGAGGACGACGGCGGCGACGTCGGTCCGGGCCTCCAGCCGTACCTCGCTGACATCGAACGGTTCGTGACCAATCCGGCCGGCCACCCCTACGCGCGCAATGGCTTCGTCAACGACAAGGGCGAACACATCGCTCCTCTGACAGGTGACGACCTGAAGAGCCCGAAGGCAGTGGAGCTGCAGAAGCTGCTGACTGAGCATCTGGCAACCAGCGATGCCAAGGTGCTGGTCTTCACGAACTACAACGAGTCGACCGACACGCTGTTCGCCGCCATGCCGAAGGAGCTGCAGGACTGCGGCATTCTCTACAAGACCGGCTTCAAGACCGAGATGGTCAACCGGTTCAAGACCGACAAGAAGATCCGCTGGATGATCGGCATCCGCCACAGCCTGGAGGTGGGCCTCAATCTCCAGGACGCGGACTACATGATCCGCGTCGAGGGGGTGTGGACGCCGGGTGAGCAGGAGCAGGGGGATTCCCGCATCGCACGTCCTGACTTCCGTCCTGGCGTGGCCAAGCGGAAGGTGCTGAAGTTCGACACCATCGTAGCCAACCGCACGATCGACATCACGAAGGCGGCGCGTCTGCGTGCCAAGATCGTGGCGGTCGCCAAGTTCGAGAACCCGAACGACCCGAACTATCAGACCATCCCGTCGATTCCTGTGCTGTCCATGAATCTGGAAAACATCCAGACCATGAACGACTTTGGCTCCAACCTGGCTAAGTATCAGCGCTCGCTGGTCGCCCTGAACGACGTCATGAAGGCCGAGAACGAGGCGTACCGAAAGGAGATGGAGGCGGCTGGTGGATTCCATCTCACGCAGGTGAAGCCGGCTCCGACTCCTGCGGCCGCCGCGTTGCTGCAGCGTGTCCCGTACGCGCCAGGCACCGAGCTCTACAAGGCGAGTGAACTCGGCTTGGTCCGGGTCGACAACTTCATCGGCCTCGAACTGAGCCGTGAAGCCGACGAGGAGGGTGACGATAACGACGATGATGAGTCGAGCGAAGACGAGAGCGATCACAGCGCAGCAGCCGAAGCGCGCCGCCTCGCCATCAAGCAGCAGACCGAGATGGTGATGGGCCGCAAGGTTCACACCGAACTCGGCGACGGCTACATCGCGGCGACGGGTGCGGCAAAGAAGGGCAACTTCATCATGCGTCTGGTTGTGCGGTTCGACGACGGGACTGTTGGTCGCAATCTCCGCGTCACCAACGTGTTCATCGTCACGCGCACGGAGACCAACGGAGTTGACATGCGGAACAAGCTGGCTGAAGCGGCTGGTCTCGCTGTCACTGCCCCGATCACGGTACCGTCGTTCAACACGGTGCAGCGCAAGATCACCCGCCGTGAGCAAGAAGAGGCCGATCGTCGTCAAGCCGAGGAAGAAGCCAAGAATCCGAAGCTCAAGAAGAAGCGCCTGCAGGAAGAGCAGGTGGTGGAAAAGGTCAACAAGGCCATCACGATCGGCCTCGAACTCGAGCTGGTCAACGGCTACATGAGGCTGAGTTACAAGGTCGGCAAGGACGCTCGTGCTGTCAAGGCTTTGCAGGCTATGGGTTTCACGCACGACCCGATGTACTGGAAGACCCGCATCCGGCATTACCTGCACTTGATGACTCAGTGTAAGAAGTGGCAGGCCGCTGGCTTCAAGTTCGACTCGAAGTTCTACGGCGATACGATGTCGATCCTCGCACAGGAGCTGAAAGGTGGGGGCATCCTCACCCCGAAGCACTACGATCGCCTGATCGGCGGCGCCGGCTTCAAGAACTACTTGCGTGGTGAATTCAAAGCCACGGCTGATCCGAAGCTGCTGCAGATCTTCGCTCTCGTGACCGACGGTGGTGACACCGACCCGGCTGCGCTGGCGGACTACGCGAAAGATGGCCAGAATCCGCACTATGGAGCAGCGTACCTCTGCCTCCCATACGGACCGGGTCATCCGGGTGCCAAGAACGCGGTAAATCCGGCGCTCAAGGCCCCGTCGTCAAAGTGGATGGTGAGCGAACCAGCTATGTCGCTCTTTGTCAACAATGTGGCAGGGGCGGTGAAGGCAACGAAGGCGCTGATCGACGCTGGTATCAACGTCGAGAATCTCGACGAACTGAAGGCCGACGCAGCCCAGGTTCGGAAGGTCTCGATGGTGAAAAATCAGAACGACGAACTCGTCCCACTGAAGAAGGAAGCTGCTGACGACGAAGCACCCGTCGTTAAGAAGAAGGCAAAGAAGTAAGCCATCGGCCGATGGCAATTTAATCGCATGCGGGGCCGGCTCAGTACCAGCCCTTTGTGTGCCCACACTTATCAAGGAACCATCATGACCGATCAAGTCTCGACCCCCGTCTCGACTCCCGAACCCACGTCGCCGCCGGCTGGCACCGTCAGCGATTCGAACCCGAATCCCGCGGTTGCTGTGAATCCGGACAACGCGAAGCCGCAGACGCCGGATCCGACTCTGGTCGGTTACAGCGCGCTCAAGGCAGCCATGACCAAGGCCGGTCACGTCCTGTCCGAAGGCGAGGGCTTCCTGATCCACGAGTTCGGCCTTGTCCGGAGTTTCCTGTCATCCGTCGGTCTCCAGCACATCGGCGACGAGTGGCACCGCTTCGAGCACGCCGTGGCTCAAGGAGCACACGATCTGGCCCCGAAGCTGACGGCGGAAGCCGCACATCTGGCGGGTCTGGTGAAGAACGGGGTGGAGACCGAGGTCAATGCTCTGACCGGGAAGGTGGAGGCCAAGGTCACGAGTCAGTCCGCAGTCGTGGTCGACACCACAGAAGCCGACGCCAAGAAGGTGGCCGATGCAGCCGCCGCTGACTTGGCTGCAGAAACGGAAGCCAAGGCAAAAGCAGAGGTCGCCGCTGCCGAGGCAGAAGCCAAGAAGGTGGCCGATGCAGCCGCCGCTGACTTGGCTGCAGAAACGGAAGCCAAGGCAAAAGCAGAGGTCGCCGCTGCCGAGGCAGAAGCCAAGAAGCTCGCTGACGAAGCGGCGGCGGAAGCTGAAGCTGCCGCTGCTGCCGTGAAGGCCAAGCTGGAGGCAGATGCAGCAGCAGCCGAGGCGGAAGCCAAGAAGCTGATCGAACCGACGACCACCGCGGCTCCGACTCCTCCTGTGGCCAAGGAGTAAGGCATGGCGCAGATAATCAACAACAGTGCTGGAGGCCCGAACAGCAGGGGTAACGGCAGCGGCGTGGTCCAGCGCCGGACCTCCTTCGGCTCGATCACCGTCTGCGGTGCTGCCAACGAGGTAGCGTACCTAGACACCGAGGGCCTGTACCTGAAAGGGGTGGCCAACCAGGGTCTGTTCGCTCAGGTGACGAGTGGGGCGTGCTCAATCGGCGTGACGTTGGCGCCGGCTGACCTTGCTGTGAATCCGAACCAGACGTCCGGCATCTGGGGGCCGACCGACGATACGTTCGCTGTGACGGATGGTGTCAAGAAGCTGACCCATCCACTGGCCTCAGCTCTGCGCATCACGTTCGGCTCCGCCGGCGGCATCGTCCACATCGCAGGAGCTTGACACCATGCGCTTCCCTCAGCAGTACCACGATCAAGACCTGCGGCGCGAGCTGCTGATGGCAAGCACACTGGTCAAGGGCGTAGGTGTGAGCCAGGAACAGGCTTACGACGCGGAGAAAGAACCGGAGCTGGTTGCAAAACTGGATTTTGAGCACTGGCTCCCGTTCGCGGCGAAGACGTACCACATAAGCCCTCACATCGAAGACTACATCTTCAAGAACGTCCCGATCTGCCCGAGCGATTTCCCCAATCGCAACGGCATCGGCTTCCCTCTGCAGGAGTTGATCAAGTTCCAGCCACCTCCGATGAACCGACAGGTATTCGAGGCGTGGCGAGGGTGTCCAATGCACTTGGAACACGACAACGAAGACTGCACGAAAGCCTACGGTGTGGTCTTTGACACGGCATTGACCAGGATCCAGAACTACGGACAGGGCCGACACTACAAGGTCATGGGTCTGGCCGGCATCGACAAGAACAAGCACCCTGACATCGCGCAGGAAGTATTGGACGGCAAGATCAACACCGTGTCAATGGGTGCGCTTGCTGACTCGTTCTCTTGCAGTGTCTGCGGTCGTGAAGTCGGGGACAACCAATTCGCTAACTGCAGTCACGTCGGTGGGACAAAGGATGTGAACTGGCAGATCGTGGACTACATGGGACGTCAGCACATTGCTTTCTTGAGGGCTCACGGTTTGAGTCCGATCGAACTATCACTCGTTCGAGACCCAGCCTGGGTTCCAGCCCTTTCCGATCACGTAATGACATGGTGAACAAAATGACACTCAATCTGCAAGCCAAGCAACGCCTCCTCGCCGCTCCCGCCGGTCAAGCGCTGACACCGGACTTCGTGAAGAAGGCGACGTCAAAACTCAATGGTGCGAACAGTCACAAATTCCAGATCGAGATCACGAAACCGATCCAGGGCTGTATCAAGCAGGTCTGGGACATGCAAGGAAAGAGAAGTCTCAAAATCGTGGTCATGAAACCGGGTCTCGCATCCATGGGTAAGGCCTACATCTCGACTCCTGGCATCGCAGGAGGCATGAAGGATGTTCCGACTCCGGTCGCCAAGGCAAATCGGATGCTGACGACCCCGGCTCCAGTTGAGCACCAGTATTTCCCGGCCAACCCAGGAACGAAGGTCGTGAACACAAGTGACATCATATGGATTCCGTTGACGGCTTTGGAGACCAGTGCCAAGCTCGCGACGACATTTGCGCCAAGTTCTGATCTGCCGAAGTTCACTCCGGAACAGACAGCGAAGGCCGTAGACAAGGTCGCTGCCTACCTGAAGAAGCACACTGGCCGCGACTACGAATTCGACGATATAGTCGTCATCGTTGGCGAGGTCCTAGGCATCACAGATCCGGTCGCTGACCTCGACGACGAGGCCTACGACAAGTTGCAGGAGTTCTGCAGCGACAAGATCTTCTCTGCCGCGTGCAAGAAGGCTGGTGTTAATCCTGACGACTACGAATGACCAAACCCGTTGTCACCAAGTCAAAGGCTCGCCTCTTGCAGCCAAATAGCGTGGGTCAATCCAGCTCCATCAACGTGGATCCTGGCGCCTACATGCAGGTCCCTGACACGAGCAAGGGCGCCAAAGCCCGACTCCTGAACAGCGGAAGCGAGTCGCAGTCCATTCACGCAACGAAGAACTAGGGGTGAAGTGAACTCCTACCCATGGGACGTGGTTAAGGGTCCCCGTTCCTCAGAGAAGAGACAGAACGAAGAAGGAGCAGGTATGACTCGACTGAGGCAGGAGAATCCCGCCCGGCGACAGTACCTGGCGGAACTTAGAGCACTGATCGCCGGCCTGATCCCGATGACCAGTGACTGCAAGTCAGAGGTAGCACGGTTCATTCTGCGCTATCCTGACAGCGATGCGTTCGTTGTGCTGATTGGTGATTCGTTCTCTGATCCTATGCCGGTGCATTGTCTGCTCCGTCATCGGAATGGGCAGCGTCTGGCCGACAGCAACCGCATCTGCAAGATCAGTGGACAGTTCTATGAATGGTGGTATCACCGTGACAGACTCCGACGTGGCGTAGTTCTCCTACGCATCCACGTCAGAGACTTGATCTCCGGTGTCGAACTCGGTCTTGACGGACCGAAGCTGCTACTCCGTCGTCGTGTCCATGATTGACAACCAATGATCAGTAGCGAAGGCTGCATCTTCACCGATGCAGCCTTTTCTTTGGCCTTTCCATCTTCACTTGGCGACGGTACGACACGAAATTGGAATCATGTCGGGGCACTGACTAGACGGAGGGTGCAAAACACCCTAAACCTGCAGACGACATTTTTATTTCAGGCACCGAAAGGTTCCATCGCAGAGAAGGTTAGGTCCAGCGAACTAGTGCTCTGTACCTAGCCGACTCGAACAACCCATTCACAGAAGGAGTGCTCATGACCGACAAAGTCAACGCAGCTTCCGCGTTCACGCACGAGGGTAACGACCTCAAGCTGAAGGTGGAAGACGGGGACAGCGGGCTGGAGAATTCGCAGGCGCCGATGATGCTCATCGATGCTGATGATTTCGAGAGTGGCCTCACCCACTCGCAGGACAAGCCCACGATGCCAGGCGCAACCAAGGCCCCGACCACAGCCGCCACGAAGCCAGCGATCAAGCCAGCTGTCAAGGCCAGGGCGGCTGCGAAGCCCGTCAAGGCCAACGGGATGCAACAGCAACAACTCGTCGACAAGGAATTGCCTGCCGGCGCTCCTTCCGGTGACGGCGTCAACGTCGCGCTGATCGACAACGAGACCGATCCGGCTGCTGGCTACCTGGAGAAGGAAGCCGGTCTGCCCGTGATCAACAACGCCAGTCTCGAAGGCCTCGATGCCGACGAGTTCGAATCGGCTGAAGATCCGGATGGTCCAACCGACGCGGCTCCCGGCTTCGAAGCTGAAGTCGGCGCTGAACTCGAGAACGAGGAGGGCGACGAGTTCGACGACCTGCCCTCCATGTCGAACGAACCCGCGGCCCCGATGGCTGAAGCGGCCCCGCTGGCTGACGAAGACGGCGAGGAGTTCGAGGACTTCGGTGCAGTCGAACCCGCGGCTGCTCCCGTCGCCGAAGGCGCGGAGCCGATGATGGAAGAACCGGTCGAAGAAGTCGCTGACTTCGAAGCCGCTCCCGTCACCGACGAGCAGGTTCCGCTGGTCGATGCCGACCAGGTGCCGGACACCGAAGGCAGCGAGGACATCGTGTTCGCTACGGTTCGGAACAGCCTGCACGTGATTCGCAGCAACCGCATCATCGCCAGCATGGGCCCCGCCAAGGCGCGCAAGCTCGGCATGTCCGACATCTACCTGAGCGATCAGTTCCAGGACGTCCTCGCTCACGCGATCGACACCAAGGGTCTGCGCAAGGGTCTGATCCAGCAGGGTCTGACCCTCGCCAAGGTCAAGATGACGGCCAGCCAAGCTAACGCCAAGGTCATCAAGGCCAAGGTCGAGGCCGGCATCGCCAGTCGCATGGACGCTGTCGCCAAGCAGAACAAGGCGCTGGACCAGTCCCTCGCCATCGCTGCCGTCGGCATCAACAAGCGCTACTTCAAGGATGCGGACAACTCGCTCAAGGCCAGCCTGGTCGAAGAGCTGAAGCGTGCTGGTGTCAAGGGTGCGTCCCAGTTGGTCGCCTCCTGCTTCGCCGAACACGGCGTCGCCTACGCACGTTCGATCCTGTCCCTGGCCAACCGCATCGCGGCCATGCCGGAGGAAGTCCGCAACAACCACGCTGACTCGCTGGACATGACGTCCGACGAAGACTTCGAGGAAGATGCGGGCGACGAGGTCGAATCGAGCGTCGACGAAGAGGAAGACGAGTTCAACCCCGTGGCGGCCACCGTCACGGCGGCTCTGGGTTCGCCGTCCTTCCGTCGCAGCCGTTCCAGCACCCCGGTCCTGTCGTCCGCCCTGTCCTTCCTGCAATCCGATCAACCCCTGGCTTAAGGCCAGGAACTCCAGGAGATACCACATGCTGTACCTGCCCCTCACCAAGATCGTCGACAGCTCGGAAACGAACGTCGCTGCTGGCGCTTCCATCACGGCCGAAGGCCAAGCTCTGGTCCGCGCTGCGGGCGCCACCTCGACCGGTGTCACCCCGTCGCAAGGTTCGGCTGGCGAGCTCTTCGTCGGCTTCTCGTTCGCCGGCGTCTCGGCTGCTCCGTACCCTGCGTCCACCGCGACCAAGGTCGAGCAGTTCACCGTCCCGTCCTCGGGTATCGTGTCGCTCGCGTTCGCTCCCATCTCGGGCCAAGCGTTCATCTACGACACCACGATCAGCGCTGCTGTCCCCATCACCGGCGGTGTCACCGTCGTCGGCTCCACCGTCTCGGGCCTGGCCTCGGGTGACTCGGTCAACATCACGTACAAGTACAACCTGACCGTGACGCAAGCCCGCGCCCTCCAAGGTGACGTGCAACCGGGCGGCTACGTCGGCGCCTACGTTGGTCAAGTCGGCCTGATCAAGCGTGGCACGGTCTACACCGACCAGTTCGACGCGTCGGCCAACTGGCTGTCGCCCTCCACCATCAACACGGGCGCCGGCGGCATCCTGGTGATCGGCGGTTCGGCTCCGGCTCTGGCCAGCGCCTACATCGTCGCCATCCCGACGCAGGAAGTCCCCTTCCTGGGCCTCGAATTCAGCGCCGCCTAATCCGCGGTACTGACCCAACCCTCATTAGGAGATTTCCAACATGCGAACCCAAGCTCAAGTCCGTGCCGCCAAGGCCCCCGTCCTGGCACACGAAATCAAGGTCGCCGGCTCGAACGAGTACGCGGTCGGCCAGTACGCTGGCTCCGGCAAAGGCGAACTGAACGCCTCGTCCAAGAAGGACCTGCTCGAACAGCAACGTCGCTTCCTGACCGCTGCCTCCCAAGGCAACATGCTGGCCATCGACAGCGCGCAGTCGAAGGAGCTGGTGCAAGCCGCCTTCAACGACCAAGAAGCCCACCGCCTGCTCGGCGAGAAGATCAGCGACGCGCTGTACATCACCGCGAATCGCCAGGGCTTCATGCGCAAGTACCTGGCCAAGATCGACGTCCAGCAAGGCTCGGTGCCGCGCTTCCCGCTGCGCACCAAGAACGTGACCGCGGTCTGGTCGACCAGCCCGACGAAGGTCGAGTCGCAGATCACGCGCGACAAGTGGTTCACCCCGCCGGAACTGGTGGTCGTGGCCCGTCCGTTCATTCCCCAGGTCGAGCTGAACCAATCGAGCGGCGACGTGCTGCAAGAGAAGTACATCGAGGCAGTGGAAGCGACGATGGTCGCCGAAGACCGCCTGTACTACAACCAGCTCCAACAGCTCGTCGGCGTCGACAATAACCTGACCATCGTGTCGGGTCAGCTGACCCCGTACAGCCTGATGACCGTGGTCACGAATGTGACGCGCTGGGGCCTGAAGGGCGCTCACCTGCTGATGGCGACGGACCTGTGGCAAGACGTGGTCGGCAACTCCGACTTCTTCACCGCCATCGACCCGGTCGCGCGTCACGAGCTGCTGCTGACCGGCGAACTGGGCACGCTGTACGGCATGACCATCACGTCGGACGCGTTCCGTCACCCGGAACACAAGGTCCTGGGCCAGGGCGAGTTCTTCGTGATCTCGGACGCCATGAACCACGGAGCGTACAGCGACCGCGGCGGCCTCCAGTCCACCCCGATCGACATCTCGATCGAGAAGATCCCGGGCCGCGGCTTCGTCCTGCATGAATCGCTCGCCGTCTCGGTGGCGAATTCTCGCAGTTTCGCTAAGGGCTACCGTCTATGAGTGCCTCTTTTTGAGGCACCCGGGAGCTTCGGCTCCCTTCACCGTGCTTCGGCGCGGTTCTCTTTGATAGTTACGGCGGGAACGTGGGGCACCACTGCTCAGTCGGCAAAAGGCTGAGCTACCGTCACCAACATTCAACTAGCTGTTTGCCCAGCTGGAAGATAGAAATGAAGACCGGACCAAAACCCAAATCAAGTCGTGAGTTGATTGTCAGATACGCTGAACGTCAGTCCTTCACAATGGTGCGCATGTTGAACGAGCTGGAAGGTCAGGTCAAGTGCACTCTTTGTGGTACCAAGCGTGTCGTCAATCGTGGATCAGCCCGTGTTCAGCGTTGTCGGTGTCAGATGGTGCGTAAGTTTCAAGCTTACGAGCGCACTGTCACCAACACCAACGAACAGCTAGCCGAGCTGGGGTGGAAAGACAAGTATAGATGCCTGAAGGTTGGTGGACATTACGCTACCGACAAGCATCTGTTTAAGTGCCTGACGTGTGACCACAAGTTTCACGCCGTGGCTTCAGTCTTCTTCACACCAACGATCCAGTACCCGTGTGTCAAATGCAGACAGGATGCATACGACCGATTCAGGTACGTCACTCATGAAGAGTTTGTGAAGAAGCTCAGAAGTCGCAATTCAAATCTGCGTTGTTCGAAGGTCAGCCAGTATGTTCCAAGTACAGTCCTTGTTACGGACACTGAGTGTGGTCATGAGTTCAAGCTCCTGACCTACAAGGTGACTGCTCCAAGCAAGTCTAGGTACAATGTTCGCTGCACCGTGTGTCAGCCCTCCGCGTGCTGGCATGAGTTCACCGTAGGTGGTGTTGCCTTCAAAACACGTTCATTGGTGGAACGGCAGTTTGTTGAGCTTCTAGTCAACGAGAAGGGTGTCGATCCAAGCCAGATCGAGTACGAACCCAGCAACTGCGAGGTGAAGTACAGGCATCCCATCTACGGAGACATCCGTGGCTATCGTCCAGATTTCAAGATTGGCAGCACGCTGATCGAGGTCAAAGATAGGTCTTCATTAGGTCTGCAGCATTATCACTGGATGCCGCAGGAACACGCTCTCAAAGAGAACCGCGCCAAGTTCAAGGCCGCGCTAGCTGAATTCGATGACTTCCGTGTGTTCTGCTTCGCAAGAGGCAGGTTTACTCGGGTTCGTCATCTTCCAAGCTGGCGTAGTCTTAGCGGTGGTGCCTCAGTTTGAGTCTCACAGTCTGAATTCCCAAACGCAACACTGAAGGAACACACCATGAAGCCGATGAAGTACAACCGGGCGATGGATTGGGTGGCACTGGCTCTGAACGAGCTGGTCGCCAACAAGAATCCCGTCCTGGCCGCTCGCCTGTTCGCCAAGGCAGGCCAAGAGGGTGACGTCAACGACGCCATCCGCACGATCGAAGCCACCAACCGCTACGCACACGGCCAGGTTGTGGCCGCAGCCAAGGTCAAGGCCGAGCTCGAGCCCGTGGCCGAAGAACCGTGCGAAGAGCCGGTGGTCGCCGAGTTCGGTGAAGATCCGCTCGACGAAGTCGCCGACGAGCCGGTGGCCGAGGAAGAAGAGATGGTTCCGGCCGTCGCTTCGACCGCCAAGCAGATGGCCGCAGTCCTGTCCCGCCTGAATGCGCCGCGCGTCACCGCGTCGGCCCGTCCGCAAGCCAAGGTCAAGACCGGCAAGTAATCGCATCGAGCGCACGTCGGTGCTCGTTCGATCCAAAAGGGAGCCGCGTGCTCCCTTTTCTTTTATGGGGCCTAGATCAGTGACTACCAAGCGGTCCCTGCTCGTTAATTTTATGGGAACCGGAGGCTTGAATGACCAACGCAATCCCTGATCCAAAGCCCCAGACGGAGATCAAGCCGGTAGACGACTTTGTTCGCGCCGGCTTCTGCCACTACATGATCGAGCAGTTCCGTGCTCCGACTATCTTCGTCACCAGTCCAGACGCGCTGACCAATCTGAAGGCCATGCTTGGAAACAAGCAGCCCGAGTACCCGTACATCTTCCTCTGGCATCAGACGTCTAGCCCCAATACGGATGGCTACACGACGAACCGAATGGCCAGGCATGGCATTCCCGTCACTCTGAGCAACGACAACAAACAGTTCCAGATGGCGAAGGTACTGCCAACCAACTTCGAGATCGAGGCAACCTACGTCACGAACAAGATGGATGGCATGGGCCCAGAGGCCGTGAACCAGTACATGCGGCGTTGGCTCTTCACCCGACGCAACGGCGCCATCAATTTCCAGATCGACTACGGGCTGTCCCGGCTCACAATCGGGGTCACGTTGAGTGACAGCATCTCGATCCCGAAGCGCGAGAATCCGGCCGATACCGAGTCGGTCTACCAAGTGGTGTCCAACATCACGATCCACGGATACGTATCGGAACCTGCGCTCGGGACGCGGGGCCGCATCAATCAGATCGTCTTACAAGACGGTCCCGCCCTCAAACCCGGACAGCAGTTCTTCCCTTTCTAAAGAGGATCCATCATGGACGTTCTGAACATGAATTCCCACCCCGTCTCGGTGCAGTTGACAGCACCCAACGGTTCGGTTGACCACGCAATGATCCAACCGAAGCGCCGGGCTAGTCTGCCTCCGGGCTTCACGGTCGATACGAACTGGTTGTCGGTCCAAGTCAACATCCGGGTTTACAACGACGACGGCTCCACCTTCACGTTGAGGCCGATCCCGCTGCCGGCAGTTGCTCCGGCTCCGGCTCCGGCCCCCACCCCTGAAGTGAAGGCGAACTGAAATGACGCAAATCGTTTCCCGCGCTAGTGACGTTCGCGTCACCGAAATCAACCTGTCGTCGGTCATCACCAGCACCAGTGTCACCGTCGCTGCGTTCCCCATCGTGTCGGTGCAAGGCTCGACGAACCCGATGCTGTTCACGAACGCGCAAGACTGGCTGGGCGAGTACGGCAATCCGGATCCATCGGTCTCCATGACGATCCAGGCCGGCCTCAACTACTTCACCGAAGGTCAGCAAGCCTGGGGTCTGCGCGTTGTCGGCTCTGGCGCCCTCTACGCCGGTGTACTCATGTACGCGGACACCGACGGAACCACCAAGCTCCGTGGCCAGTCCTTCGCCAACCCAGTCAATCTGGACATCAGCACCTACGTGTCCCCGGGGCAAGAAGCGATCTCGCTATTCTACCCGATCCATGGCCAGGGTTCGTATGGAGATAACACAAGCATCCAGATAAGCACGGCTGCTCTTACCTCTCCGACCGCAACCGCCACTGCGAACACGGGTTCGGGCGGCTCGATCCCCAGCGCCACCTACACCTACATGGTGTCGGCCCTGGGACCGAATGGTGAAGGTCTGGCCTCCAGCCCGGCCACGGTCATCACCAGCGGCCTGTCGATCCCTGTGGCATCGATCACGGTGAACTGGACCGCGGTTCCCAACGCGATCGGCTACAATGTGTACGGACGCGTGACCGGTGGTACCTTCGGTCTGATCACGACCGTTGGTGCAGCCGCCGTGTCGTTCGTCGACACCAACACCATCACGCCGAATCCCACGCAGCAGCCGATCACAGACGCAGGTCAGGTCGTTGGCAGTGACACATTCGTTGTCTCGGTGTTCGATAACACGCAGCCGAACCAAGGCGCGCTCGAAACCTGGACCTGCACCCTGTTGCCAAACGTCGACTCGTCGGGTACCCAGACGGAGCTCGAAGATCGGATCAACCCGTTCTCGTCCTACATCCAGGTGCTGTCGAACGTGCCGGCGCTGCCAAGCGTGCCGACGATCAATGCTGTCGTCGAGACGGCGATGACTGGTGGTAACAGCGGTACCACACCGACCAGCTACCAGATTGCGCTGGCGATGCAGATCTTCGCCAACAAGAGCCTGTACAACACCAACACCTTCGTCAATGCTGGCATCGCAGATCCGGTCTACCAGCTGTCGCTCGACACGCTGGTGCAGGGTCGTGGTGACGCCGTCTCGTTGATCGACGTTCCGTCGTCGAGCCAGCAATTCCAATCGGCCATCGACTATCGCAACCTGAACCTGAACCTCAACTCGACGTACAGTGCTCTGTTCTGCCCGGACCTGCTCCAGGCGGACCTGATCAATGGCAAGCAGGTCTACAACCCGCCAAGCGGCTGGGCCGCCGCCCTCTGTGCTCGGACCGATCGCGTTGCCAATCAGGCGTACTCGATCGCTGGTCTGAACCGCGGCCTGCTCAACGTGCTGAAGCAGCGCTACGCCTACGACGACGGGGAAGCGACCGATCTGTTCCAGGCGCAGGTGAACTACACCCGCACCTTCGTCGGCCAGGGCATTGCCCTGTGGGAGCAGCAAACACTGGCTGCCCAGTACTCGGCTCTGTCGTGGCTGTCTGTGCGACGGATCACCAACGTGATCAAGGTCGCCCTGTATCAGTTCCTGCTGTATTCGCTGCAGGAAATGGATACCGACGCGGTCCGGCGTCAGATCATCAACAGTTGCAGTGCCTACCTCGACAACGTCAAGGCGTCGAATGGTCTGTCTGACTACACGGTCGAGTGCGACAACGGGAACAACACCCCGACGACGGCAAACGCCGGCATCTTGGTGGTTACCGTGGTCCTGGTGCCGATGATCCCGATTCATGAGATCCAACTCCAAATCGTGATCTCGAAACAGGGTGTGGCGTTTAACGAAGTCCTCGCACAAGTCAACGGAAACACACAATGACTGTAACGACCAGGAGCCCTGCCGTCTGGCACTGTAAATAGCTGGAAATCCTCACAGGAGAATCCAGTGAACAGTTCCAGCAAGGGCTCCATAAGTCGTTTCGTTGACACATCCAAAGACCCGTCCAAGATCGCAGCAGAAATCGCTAAAATCACTGGACGGGCACTCCTCTCTGACAAGCAGGCTGCACTCGTTGTACGCCTGCTTGAGAAGTTTCCAGCTGATCGTGGCGGTGCCCGCGACTTCATGGACCAACTGTTCAAGCGCCATACTCTGTGGTCTGCTTTCTGGTACACGTTCAGGTTCGAAGCTACGAAGCGTGTGACAATGATGGTGGCGGCGATCCGCAATGACCAGCGTTGTTCCATGTGCTCAAGGTTCACAACTCTGAGAGCCGTTTGCCTAGGATGCCGCACTAAAGACCCAGAAGCTGCCCACGCGGCTGACTTCGCAAGCCGCAATGCCAAGTCTGTCGTGACCCTGAGGTCTAATTTTGGCCCCGATGGTTTTGCGGCTGAAGCCATACGTGCGAAGACAAGGGCAACCAATCTCAAGCGATACGGAACTGAGCACCATGCGCGTAACCCAGACGTCAAGGCAAAGACTCGCAGCTCTTTTGTCTCTAACAACGACATCAAAGACGTAGTAGCCAAGCGTCGGGCTACGAGCCTGGATCGCTACGGTGTTGCCAACCCTATGAAGTGCAAAGAGGTCGCGGTTAAGACTAGCCGTGGACTGAAGAAAAGATTCTCCGATCCTGTAGAGATGGCACGCATAACTGAGCAGCGGGCATCCACTTACAGGAAACGCACTGGCTTCTCGAGTCCGCGCCAGAATCCTGAGATCCGAGTGAAATCCGCAGAGACCTACAGGAAGCGTACTGGGTTTGATCACAACATGCGCAACCCTCTGCACGTGGAGGAACGTGGGCAAGCTCATACCAAGAAATATGGGGTTGATCACCCTATGAAGCGCCTTGAGGTCAAGGCTCGCGTTGTAGAAACCAACATGCTACGCCATGGCGGCATGGGCAAGGGTTCCGCAAAGGTACGGAGGCGTATTGAAGCCACAAACATGGAGCGGTACGGGCACGAGGTGGCAACCTCCAATCCATTGATAATGGCCAAGTGCAAGGCCACCTGGTTTAGAATCTACGGTCATGAGAGTCCGAACAAGAACCCGGAGCAGGCGCTAAAGGGCCTTCGCTCCAGTTCAAAGACCCATGATGTTGAGATCGAGGGACGGGTCTTTAAGTTCCAAGGGACCTACGAAGAGATCCTGCTGCGTAAGCTAGTCGCAAAATACGGAGCTGGTCGGGTCCTGACGCAGTTCGATCCCGACTTCCCAAGAGACTTGAGCTGGACTCCTGACTTCTGGGTTCGCGGCAAGGGCTATTTCGAGTGCAAGTCTACTTGGACTCTCACAGGATCGGGCCATCTGGAACGCAATCGTAAGAAAGCGGAGTCCAGTCCAGGGGTCGTATGGGTTGTTGTCCATAAGACAGCTCGCTGCACCAGGACCGTGGTCTTACCCGCAGACTGGTGGGCTACGCCTAATGTCGATCATGTGGTTCAACAGCGTTTTCACGAGCCTCAAGGGTTTGACGCGTACATAAAGCCCTACGTTGAGAAGATCGCTTCGTGGGTTCCTGGCTCCAAGGTCAAGAACGACATGGTGCGCATCGGGTCCACCGTAGTGGTGTTTGTTCCTCTGTACTGGCCGAGCACCAGCAGTTCCATGCTGAAACGCAAGCAGAAGGCGGAGGAACGCGGCTTGAGGATGGTGTTCGTACACGAGCACTACCTCAGGCTTAGGACAGTGGCCACCAGGAACTATGTACAGAATTTAGCCGGTTTGAACAACAAGACTGTCTTCGGTCGCAAGTGCGTGGTTGTCAAGCACAAGATCACGGACGTGAAGGCCTTCCTAAATACCTACCACATTCAGGGCGCTCCGCTCACTGGTAACGCCTACTGTCTCTACCACGAGGACAAGATGGTTGGGGTCATGGTCTTCAATCACACGACCAGTAACCGTGGTAGCCGAAAGACCGCGGGTATACACGAGCTGACTCGTTTTGCCACCAGTCTCCACATACCAGGTGGTGCCTCCAAGCTCCTCGCTGCATTCAAACGTGAGTGCAATCCAGAGTCCATAGTCAGCTACAGTGATAACACTATCTTTGACGGCCAGATGTACACCGCGCTTGGCTTCACCAAGACACGCGTCACGCATGGAGATTACATGGCGTGGGCTGGGGGTCTTGACGTGAGATCGAAGCAGTTTTATAGTCTCAAGTCATTGGCGGCGAATTGGCCTAAGTTCTTCAACCCCTCCCTGACGGAAAAGCAGAACTGTGAATTCATCGGTCTTCGGACCATCAACACCCTCGGTAAAACCCGATGGGAGCTAAAGGAACCCTGATATGGCACGCACCAGTCTCGCCAACGTCGTTGCTCTGCCCGATGCGGCACAGCAATGGAATTTCGACCTCTTCTTCCCCACGATTCCCGGATCCACCGGTGTGGCGCAGTCTCTCACCTACAAGTGCAAGACCACCACTCTGCCCAGCTCCAAGATCGAGCCCGTTCCCATCGAACTGCACGGCGTCAAGAAGCAGGAGGCAGGACGTGCAATGTACGACCACCAGTTCTCGGCCGTCATCATGGCGACCGTCGATTACAGCGACTACCTGGCACTCCGCGGCTGGCGTGACTACATGCGCAGCTGGAAGAACAACACCGGCAGCGACAGCGCAGCCTACAAGATCAACCTGGAACTCGATCTGTATGACAACCAGGGAAACGTGAGCCAGACGATCATCCTGGTTGGCGCCTTCCTGACCGACATCGCTGACGTGCAGTTCGATGGTGCACAAGGCGCGGTGGTTGACCTGAACGTTTCATTCAGCTTCGACTATCTCAACGACGGCCAGACATTCTAACCAAGGATCTATCATGGAACTCCAAGCCAAGCAACGCCTCCGTGCCAGCCCCGAAAGTGAGATCCAGCGCTTGAAGACACGCAACAAGAAGATCCAGGACAACATCTGGAAGTACAAGGACTGGAACACCACCGGCGGGTATGACAAGCGGATCGCAGAAATGCGAAAGCAACTGGCCGAGAACAAGGCACGGATCACTGAGCTCTCGAAAGCCTGACATGCAGATCCAAGCCAAGCACCGCCTCTCCGGTGCCTTCATGGGCATGACGGAGGACACCGAGGGCCAGGTCGCGACGCCGAGCCGCAAGGACACGCAGGAGCCGGCTGAAGGCATGGGCACTGACCTCGGTGCTGGAATGGAAGCCTGCTACCGCCTGATGGACACGGTGCCTCACGGCTTCTTCGCTGCCGCGTCGCCCGAGCCCCACGACTGGTACGACGACCGGACCCCGGAAGAGCGGGACGAGGACACGAGCCCTGACAACGACTGGTACGACGATGGCACGGCCTCGAACGACGAGCGTCGCCGCCATGGTCTGCCTGCTATACCTGGAAGGTGAGCCATGACGTGGGACTGCTACATGCTGGAAACAGTGGAGGCCCGTAGCTCGTACATCGGCTTTCACCTCAAGGACCACACCGACATCTGTCCCACCACGACCAGGCCTCACCGCTTGGAGATGAGCGTACCCTACGGTACTGACCTCCATGAAGTGGTAGTCGACAGCGACGGCTACTTCGTGTGGGCAGGTAACCGCGTTGCCTGTCAGTGCGGTCTGCTGTTCAAGCGCGAGACCTCGTCCCTCTGGGGTTCGAGCTCGACCCACAAGTTCCGCAACCCGAAGACGGGTGACGAGGCAGCCCAGCCGCACACCATCGCCGGCTACGGAGCCATGTGGTTCTGTCCTTGGATCATCGAGCGTGGTGACTACGAGAAGGTGATCCAAGGCAAGAGCGCCTTCATGTCAAGCCGGTACGCACGAGACTGGTGGGGCAAGCGCGATCCCATCTGCGTCATGCTTCCCGGTGGCAGTCACTGGGTTGTCGACGCACCGACCAGTGACGGTGGCGGCCACAGCGGGTGGACCATCACCGGTGAAGCGCCGTTCATAACCGCGAGCCCTAGCATCGTCGTCCCACAGTACCACGGATGGCTTCAGAACGGAGTCCTCAGTGACGACCTCGACGGCAACCGTCAGTACCCACCAAGGATCCCATCGTGAAGCTTCAACTCCAAGCCAAAGCTCGCCTCCTCGCCGCTGAGAAGCCGCGACCTGGCTTCCGTACCAAAATGGTCAAGCACGGAAAACCTGGCGGCGCACCCCTTTCAAAATCCCCGCCAAGCAAAGGACGCCCAGTCGACCACACTGAGCAATCCAGGCGTGGTCATGTAGATGACCTGGAATAGACCATGAAGCTTCAAGCCGCTGAACGCCTCCTCTACTCGGAGGCACAGGACGTGTCCTACGAGCAGTACAGCGCGCTCGTTGCGACACTGAATCGTGATCCGCACGAGGTGCTGGCCTTCGACTTCAAGCTCCCGGGCGGTCTGTCCAAGCTGTGGTCGGAGCTGAAGGAGGTAGGCAACCTGCTGCGCGAGGCTGGCGGCGTCAGCTGGGAAGCCGTGATCAAGGCGTTCCAGGAGAAGTCGGTATTCCGGCTCCTGAAGGGCGTTGGCTTCGCCGTCACCAAGCTGATCAAGGCGGTGAAGAAGGCGGCGTCGATCCCGGCCCAGGCCCTGTTCATCGCCATCGACGAGCTGATCGAAACCTTCGGCAGCTCCAAGATCATGCAGGCCATGGACGTGCACGAGCGCGTCGCCAAGCTGAACGAGGTGGTGCACCGCCATCCCGTGCTGACCAAGCTCACCGGCATGGCTGTTGCCGGCTTTCTCATCTGGTCGTACCTTCATGCGTCGAGCACCGGCCACGCCGACTACGACCTCGGTCTGGTCGACTCGGTGCTCAACGCCATCCACGGCGACTACGATCTGGCGGATATGTTCGCCTCGAAGCAGGGCGTGAAGGACATCGCCGTGCTGATCTTCGGTCTGGCCACCGGAGGCGTGGGCCTTACTGGATACGGCGTCGGCCGAGTCGAAGCCCTGTTGAAGTTTCTCGGCTCCCATAGCGGCGACGCTGCGTCTCTGCTCTTGGCTCTGTTCTACGCTGCGGCGAAGAAGCTCGGCCTCCAAATCGACTACAGCCACGAACCTCACGAGATGAAGGCTGGGCTGGTGTCGGAGCCGAGAGACAAAGCGGGTCGCACCGAGCGCTGGTACCAGAGCCTGACAGGTCCAGAGCGCGATGCCTACCGCAAGAAGTGGCCTGGTACCAAATTCCACGACAAGACTCAACTCGTCCTACCGAAGGGCTGATCTGCGGCCCACAGTTTGATTGCATCAAAGGACCTCATGTTGCAGCTTCAAGCCAAGTACCGCCTCCTGGCTGCGCCTGACCTCCGGGCCATCCTGAAGCAGATCGCTGGTGACGGCCGTCTGGTAGGCGCCCATCAGTTCGAGAACGATCCCGACAAGGCGCTGATCGCGGTCACGGGTCGTGACTGGACCAAGATTGGTATCCTCTACAACGGCACCGACACGCAGTGTCACTGGAACGTGGCCAAGCTCTTCCGCAGTGGCATCATCGACGGCATCGTCATCGGCTATGCCCACAACTTCCAAGGCTGGCATCAGCATACCTGGGGCCTCAAAGGCCGGTCCCTGGTCGAGACCACCACGGACAACAAGATCAACGACCACTGGTTCGGCGCCAGGCTGGGTCCCAAGCGGACCAAGATATTCGTCGACCGGTGCATGGCCAATCCCCCCGGAGGGGGCATGATCCGGACCATGAGGGGCGGCCCGCTCGACCCCAAGACTCCGACCTGATTTCACCAGCGAACCCACCACCCAGGGTAGCTACATCCTCACGCTTCGACGTTCACAATGGAGTTCACTGCAATGCAAACCACCACCGTCTCGATCACCGACTTCCGCATGAAGAGCCCGCAGCTCGCGAAGGTCATCATCTCCTACACCGGCGACGTCAACCGCCAGTTCCTGCACGAGGCGCTGCTCGCCAAGTTCGACGAACAGGCGCAGCCGATCAAGTCCAGCTTCAAGAAGATCAAGGACGGCGTGGCCGTCGGCTTCGTCAAGGCCAACCGTACCATCCGTGTGGTGGACGACAAGCAGATCAAGGCGTACCGCAAGATCGGCGCTTCGAACATCCTGATGGACGACGGCGACAAGTCGTTGTGGGAAGTCAAGTCCGGCGCCGGCGGCAAGAAGTACCTGGCTCGTCACGGCCAGGAAGACCTGAGCGCTCTCGTCGCCAGCGTGAAGCTGCATCGCACCGACATCCCGCGCCTGGCCCAGCTCACCATCGCCAAGGCGGCACCGCACGAGCTCGTGGCGTTCGTGGACGACGAAGGCGACGTGGACCACGGTTTCGCCATGGGCACCACCGATGCGAAGGTCCGCGTCTTCTCGTTCAACCGTCGCATGCCGCTGACGGTCGAGTACGATTCAGTGGTCTCGATTTACCCGACTACGATCCCGGCCAACCTGCACCAGACGGTCCAGGCCAGTCTGAGTCAGGAGGAGAAGAACGACGCGAACGCGTACTGGCGCCTGCTCTTTGGCTTTGCTCCGGACTATGCAGCCGATCTCGTTCGACAGACAAACGAAACCACGTTTGGCTGATCTCTGGCGGGGCCTTCGGTACGGGCCCCGCTCTCACATCCACCAACAGGAGATCAAGATGGATCTGCAAGCAAAGACCCGGCTGCGCGCGGGCGACGAGTGGTGGACGTCCATGTCCCCGGAAGCCCAGAAGCAGTACCTGAAGGACCATCCGAACAGCGAGAAGGCCGAGCAGGCCCGCGAAGCGGAGAAGCCGAAGGGCTACGGTCGCGTCGACAAGAAGTTCGGGTTCGAGGAGTCGGACGTCGGCTCGGAAGCCTACATGAAGCGGGCCAAGGAGCGCGAATCCCTTCCCGCGGCGGAGAGCTTCGCCGAGCTGTACCAGAACCCCTACACGAAGGCGATGGCCGAGGCAGTGCTGAAGAAGCTGTCTCCCAACGCTTCGCTCAAGGAGTTCTACCACAAGGCGATGGAGTTCCAGAAGCAGTACCAGGCGAAGGTCGACGCGAACGACGATCCCGCTTACGGCTTCAACCGCAGTGACCAGAAGCTCCTGAAGAACCGTGACGCTATGGATCAGGTCGTGCGCAACATCAAGCTCGACCATCCCGACTTCTAGGAGATCAAGATGGATCTGCAAGCAAAGACCCGACTCAAGGCCAGCGCCATATCCGAGCCCCAGGTCGACCAGCTCAAGGATCTGGGCTACGAGGTCGAGGACATGGGCAAGGTCTACGGACCTGGCTTCCACGGCCAGTACCGATGGGTCAACGGCCAAGACTTCCAGGACCACGACACGTGCGGCACGGTCGGCGAAGCCTGGAACGAGGCGTGGATCCACCATCAGCACAAGCACGGCTGATGGGAACGAATCCGCGAGGGTGCGCCCAACGGCTCTCGCGGTGTGTGGTGTTCGCTGGGATCTTGGCCATTCACACCGGCTGTCAAAGGATCCCAGCACCTTTTTGCCACCCAAACGAAAAGAGGGCCTACGGAATCACTTCCGTAGGCCCTCTTTGCATTGGCGCCTCCGTTTGGAGAATGACTCCAAAACGCAGGACGAAACGATCAATGGAACTGCTCGGGATGATGATCCAAAACCGATCCATGGCCCACCATGAGGATGGGCTCAACTTCCGGAACTTCGTCCTGTTTGATCATCTCCGGAAGGTCCTCTTTTTGATGACGAGTTTTGGACCTCACCGTCTGCTCCGCCATCCTGTCCAGCGCCGTCTGGATGCACAGCGACTGGAACTGCGCGGCCGTGGTCTCCGGATTCTCGAGCACGAGGCGGTCCACCATGTCAGGTGCCAGATCGCTCAGCGTGTAGTCAGCGATCTGTTGTCTCTGCTTCTCGGTCGTGGATCCCATGTGGAGGATATGGTCGATGCGACCGGGCCTGGTCGGGCGGCCGTTGTCATCGATCTGGCCCAGCGCCGCGTCGATCTTGTCCAGGTGGTTGGTCGTCACCACGAGCAGCACGCCGTTCAGGCTGTTGATGCCGGAGATCTGATTCAGCACGCACTCGAAGCTCAGGCTCTTGTGGACGGTGGTCGACTCACGTCCGTGGAACACGGTGTCGAAGTCCTCCAACGCGACGACGCACGGCGTGTCCATGCTGGACCAGCGACGTACGAAGTCACGGTCGTTCAGCGTATTCAGGTAGTACTGATAGAGCGGGAGACCCAGAGTCTGCGCGATGACCTTAGCCATCGAACTCTTGCCGGTGCCACCAGGCCCCCACATCATGACGCCGGTACGCCAGGGGATGCCTCGTTCCTGATACCAATCCCGCCTCTTGTACCAGTGCTTCAGCCCATCCAACATAGCCAACGCATCGTCTGGATAGAAAAGACCACGCAACGGATCATGGCGCTTCGCATCTCGCAGGTAGCGGTGCGACTCGTACATGAAGCTCTTGTCGACACGCGGGTTCGGATCGTTCCAGGCACGACTGTCGGACCCGAACTCGTTCGTGTGGGCACCGAGCGCTGTGGGCTTGGACCCCGAATCAGCTGCCTTGTTGCCGGCCCCGTGGTCGTCACCCCACTCGTGTCGGTTCTGGCCCACGGTCCCCATCACGGGGATCACGCGGTAGTTGCCGGCGCTCGTGTTGTCCATCTCGCGGACCTTGCGATGCTCGCACTGCTCCAGCGCATCGATCATTAGACCCTCTGGGTCGGATACCCAGCGCAGGGACGAGAGCTTGACTTGCGAGCCCGCGTCAGCATTGACCATGAACCAGCCGCGCTTGCCGCGCCAGATGCCGAATTTCGTCGGCAGGCGGAATGGAACGGCCGACGACATGGACCGATCGTCGACCATGAGCTGGATGCTAGTAACGTGGGACGTACCACTCGGCATCGTCTTGTAGTGACCGCGGATGTGCTCGATCAACGGGTCGGTGATGCCGTAGCCGTGGATGTCCCGCTGGATCACAAGGATGCTCATCAAGTAGGAGCCGAAGGACTTGACACGCTGCCATCCCGCGGCCACGCCGGCCAGGATGGTCCCGGACACAGCGAGTAGAGCTGTGAGGCCAAGGCCGCTCGGATTGTGGAGCAGGGTCGAGATCGAGGACGCAGCTGACGCTGCCTGGGTCGGATCGGTCATTTGTAGGTTCCCGTCTTGGGGTCATAGTCGATGGATTTGAACAAGGCCCAGATAGACTTCACAGGCCGGCACTCGGTGCGCACCAGCTTGATCTCCTGAGCCCACTCCCACGGGGTGAAGGTGCAACGCCGGAGCGGAGAGCCTTGACTACGGGCCGTCTCCATGTCACGGAATTGGTTGAAGGCCTGACTCTGTGTGGCGTGCCCGCGTTGGCCTTGAAGCGGCAGCACCAGCTCGTATTGTGCTACCGTCTTTTCATTGCGATCGCGGACGATGCAAAGGAAGTGGTGAGGTGCTACCTTCATCCGAGGCTGGCGTGGCTCAGTCCAGTCTTCGGCTGGGACTGCGCTCATGTTCCTCCTCTGGTAGGGGCACCACAGCTCAGCTGAAACGCCTGAAGATTGTGCTTCAGGTCGGCCGTCAGCGTGTCGTAGATGTAGCTTCCGGCTGTGATCGCGTCGTAGATAGTGGGGTACAGGAACTCTGTCTGGATCGAGATGGGCTGGTCTTCACCCTCGATGTCCAGCTCGACCACCACCGTGTAGGGCTCCTTGCCCTCCGCCAGAGGCCGGACCTTCCCCTTCATGACGCGGGACGGGATGCGGCCTCGGAACGGCCCCTCCTGCACCGATGCGAAGGTGTAGACCTCGTTGCCTGGCGTGGTGACGTAGGCCCTGGTCTGTGCTGCGGTGATTTCCTTGTCGGTCATTGTGGTTCCTTGTGTTCAAACATCGGCCAGATTGGCCATTGGTTCCTTGGTGCCATCGGCGCTCGTGTCGGGCATCTGCGTCACCGCGACGACCTTCATCCACGCCCAGTGGAAGCCTACCTCGAACGGGAAGCTGGCGCTGTTCCGGCTCTTCGGCTGCTCGATGCGGATGCGGCCGATTTCCTTTTCGCGTTCTTCCTTCTTGGTGTTCCAGATCAGGCTGTTGTTGCTGTGCTCGCTGATCGCTCGGGCGTAGCGGATCTTGCCCTCGTCGTTCACCTGGCAGAGCAGCACGTTCACGCTGTTACTGGAGCCCGCGTTGATCTTCGCGACGCGAGCGATGGTGCCCAGGGCCTGCCAGCTATCGTCGCCATCCGCGCCCTTGAGCAGCGAGATGTAGTCGATGATGCGGACGTCGGCATCGTACGCGTTGATGGCGGCGAACACGTCGTCGATGGTGACGTCGGCTTCCGGCTTGTAGATGGTGAGCCTGCCTCCGCGCTTCTTGATGTGCTTGACCCAACGCTTGTAGCGGGCCCAGCACGCGTCCATCTCGGCCTTCGACAGCTTGCCGGTGAGGATCTTGGTGACGTCGATCTTGCACAGGTTGGCAATGATCCGCGCCGTCATCTCCTCCTTGGTCATTTCCAGTGGGACGATGACGACCTTGTATCCGAGCTGGGCTTGGTTGATCGCCAGTTGGCAAGCCATAAGGGACTTGCCACCACCGGATGAAGCCCCTATAGTGACGAGACCTCCTCTAAGGAACCCGCCCATCTTCTCGTCGAGGGCTGGAATGCCGGTCGGGATCACGTTCTCGCTCTTGTCCCCGAACAGCAGGTCCTTCACCAGGGCCATAGAGCTGTTGTTGAGGCCGAAGTGGGCGAACTCGTTCTTGCTGCTCTTGCTACTGCGAGCCGAGGCGATGCGTTGGCTCGCGTCCTCCATCAGTGCGTCGATGTCGACCTTGCCACCCTGCATCGCCGTGTCGATGGCCAGAGCCAGCTCGTGCATCCCGCGGTTCTGCCGGTATCGGTTTAGGATCTTGACCGCGGACTTGGCATCCTCCATGGTCTGGATACTGGCCTCGCTGTCACGCAAGAAAGATCGGGCATCCTCGCTGATGTCGGGGTCGGAGATCACCAGCTTGTAGAGCGGGGGCTCGCCGGTGTGGACCATCTGCTTCTTGATCGACTCCAGGATTTCCTTGGACTCGGGTGAGTCGAAGTACGACTCGTCGACCGTTGCTAGGATTGAGCCAGCGATGGATTTATTGCGATGAGTCATCGCCCTGAGTACGAGTAGCTCGGCCCTGGGCGAGACCGTCTTGACACGGCTCACGTGTGCTCCTTGTTGTTCACTAGTTCTTTACCGTTTGGCACTACACGACCTCGGAGTAGTTCTTCTTCAGGCTCGACCCGAAGTAGGCAAGGGCGTGGCACGCCACGTGGAGGCGGACGGCAGCAAAGGAAATCGGGTCCTCGCCTGCCACCACGATTATCTTGGGCACCGACGGGAAGCGCTCGATCACATCCCTGGCCTTGTCGTACTTCAGGTAGTTGCTGACCGTGGTGAGGTTGGTCAGCACGATGAGACTGGGGCTGGTCTCACGCTGGATCAGCTTGTTCTCGTAGCCGTTGTAGATCGGCTCCCACCAGACCTCGGCGTTGACGCCCAGCCGCTGGCGATGGATGTCCACTAGGTGAGCTGCGAAGTACTTCGCCTTCTCGTCGTTGGTCGAGCCGGCCACAATGTACGTGACGGGCATCTTGGGGTTCTTGACCCAGCGCTCCAAGCTCTTGGTCTGCACCTCGGCCTCGATGATCTTGTTCTCGAGCCGATCGTTCTCGATGACGAAGCCTGTGGGGTCCCAGAGCAGTCGCCGCTGCCGCATGGCGAACGAGTCAGGCAGCGTGTCCACCGTGTCCTTGCTGACCTTGAGCCAGGTCTTGCCGCTGGCCACGGTCTCAGCGTTACGCTGGGTCACGGTCATCTCCGTCGATGTACTCGTTCAATGCTTCACCGGCATCAACGAAGGTATCCTTCAGTTCCCTGAACTTGGGGTCTGTGATGTCGCGGTAGTCCGAGTAGTGCCTGAAGGCGTACCAAAATCCCTTGTCATCGATGCACGACCACAGCCACTCCTTCTGCTTATGGGTCAGCATTGACTCGGTCTTCGCCACCTCGAGCTCAAGGATTGCTTTCGCCTCTTCGATCAGAGCGGTAGCGCGACGCACAGCGTCCGGATCACAGTTCGAACTTTTCATTGGGGGCCTTGACGGTGGTTCGGAAGTAAGCCTCGAGGATCTGCTCGTCCCGGTCGGAGATGATGGGCTTCAGCTTCGGCTTCAGCATTTTGTTGAATTCGGTCCTCATGCAGTTCTTCCGCACGTTGGACTGGTCGAGGAAGAAGCGCAGGATGGGCTGGGGCTTCCCCTTGTAGGCGGTTAGCACACGAGTCATACGCTGCTCGGCGTTCTCGATGTTGCTGCTCATCGCCACTTCGTACAGTGCACTGGCGCGCGGGATGTTGAGACCCGTGCTCAAGATCTTCATTGTGCCGACTAGGATCTTGATGTCGTAGTTGCGAGCCGCTAAGACAGTCTCCTCTCGCTTCTTCATCCCTCCTAGGAATGGATGCGCGATCACCTCACCTGCCATGTCGTTGATCAGCTTGATCAGCTTCTGAACCGGCTTAACTTGGGAGAATGGTATGAGGATCATGTGGCCAGCTTCCACATCCTTCAGTGCGTATTTCGCGATGAGCTTGAGACGTGCTGGGTCGTTCTCGATGGCGCTAACCATACGCGCCCACATGACGTTGCCTTTGTACGCCTTGTGGTACTTGGTCGGCACGATCTTGACCTGCGGTCGCATCTGCTCGACCTTTACCTCGTGGATGACGGGGCCGACGACGTGGCGCACCAGTACGAACTTCGCATCCTTGCGGCTCGGGGTGGCGCTGAGACCGATGAGGTACCGGGCGTTGAGCTTCGACAGGATGCGGAGGAACTTGTCCGCCGCACCCTGATGAATCTCGTCGCCTATAACAATCTCAAACATGTCACGGATGGCATCCAACATCTTCTCACCACCGGGGCTGTAGAAGGACTGGATGGTGGCTAGACAGACGTCGTGGGTCTCGAAGTCCTTGATGGTCTTGCAGAGCTTGATGCGCTTCGGATTCAGGTTGGTCAGCGCCTTCTGGCTCTGGCTCCCGTCTGGTTGGATCTTGCTACCTATGAACGTCTCGCGAAAGCCATTCAACCAGTCGACCTGTCCAGCAATGATCAGAGTCTTAACCCCCTTCTGACATACCAGCGCTGTCGCCATCACCGTCTTCCCGACTCTAGGCGGTGCCTTCAACACACCACGACGCTTGACCCGCATGGTCTTGATAGCAGCCTCTTGGCCCTCACGGAACTTGCCGAGGAACTTGATGGGCCGGATGGGGATGCTAGGGCTTTTGTCCCGCACCGTCACGTCGTAGCCCTTGTTCTCCAGCAGGTCGACGATCTGATCGTGCGAGCCGACCGG